TTCTTCAACATCTTTTGCATTAAAATCACCAATGGTAATCTTACGCTTTAGTACTACTTTTTTTGAATGTGGATTATCGTTACTCATAGTGTATTTGTTTATACTAATTTTAATACAAATTAACTACTAATTAAGCATAAAACAAAAAGCTAGAGAAAATCCCTAGCTTTTTGCAGTTTACTACACTATGAAAAAAGATTATTGAACCATTTCAAAGTGGAAACATTTGTTAGAACGTAACAATTGTACACCACCTACTTTTCTTAATAGAAGCAGATCCTCTAGTTCCTGTTACTTTTTGAGCAATAAAGAACTTATCCCCACTTGCTAAAGCAGTTGTTTTAATTGCACCTGCATCTGTAAATACACCAATTTCTCCATCAGCTAGAGAATCAATTGCTGCTACAAAAGCTGCATAAGTTGTTTGAGCTGTATATGCACATTCACCTGCAACAAACACTTCCATGTTTTGACCTTTGGTGGTCTTACCATACCTAGTTTTTACCATTGTTATTCGAGATTAATTTTATTATCTTGTTGTTTAACATTATATGTAGGATTTTCACTAACTAACATCAAGTACTGTACAGTGTTTTCTACAATCTCTTGATGTGTAGACTCATGTAGCTCACACATACGATTCAAACTTAAAGAGATTTGACGAGGTTTTCATAAATTCTTAGCGGAGAACATTCAATATGTAAATGGTAAGTTTGTAGCTGTAGTCCCTCTTGAAAAAGATATTAACAAGCTTAATAAGCAATTGCAAACTGAGTACTTTAGATATAAGAACGGTAATCTAAGTGAAATTGTAGTTAAGCAAGCAATTACTTTAAATGCCTCTAGATTGAGAAGAACTATTAAAGAAACCACTAAAGGAGAACAGGGTATTGCAAAAGAGCTTGACGACAAACCTACATGGCATGAACAAGCTTTCCCTCACCTAAAAGCAAGGAAAGTTTGATAGAACATTTATAATAAATACGTACATGAAAGGATTTGATTAACAGTCAAATCCTTTTTTTATTTACATTAAAATTAATGTAAAACTTAAAAACGCAAGATAAACATGCAAGGATTTCCGCTTAAACTAACCATGCAAGAGCAAATCTTCGATCCAAAATCAATGTTGGATGAAGATAACTTTTACAACCAACGTCATGGTAAACCAGATGAGCTTACTTCACAAGTAATCTATATGCTTGGTGATTATGGAAACAACTTCCCTATCTCTATGTCAGTAGCTTCTGATATTTTAGGTAAAGCTGGGGGTAAGATTTCTAAAATGAAAGACATTCAGTATACTTATCCTATTATGGGTAGGGATTTTAAAGCATCTCGTATTGCTTCTGATTGTACTGCTTCAGGTTCTATTAACACAAGTGCTACTCCAGGTGTAGGTTTCTCTACTTTCAAACTTAGGTTTACGGATAACTGGATTAAACGTCAGTATACAATTCAATCAGGTAGAGGTCTTCAAGCTAGAGTTCTAGGTGATCCTGTATTTATTGATGGACAATATGAGTATACTGTTCAATTAGCGTCAGGTTCTCAATTTGACTATTGTCCAGACTCAGAGTTGTATGCAGGTACAGCTTGGATTGAAATGTTTGCTGCTGTAGCTGAATCAGAATCTCGTGGTACTGAGCACAAATCTGTAGCACCAGGTAAAGTTAAAAACCAAATGACACATATTCGTAAGTCTATGTCATGGGCTGGTAACTCTGCTAATCGTGTTATGGGAATGAAACTTAAAACAGGAGAAGGTTCTGAGACTAATCTTTGGATGGATTACTTTATGTATCAATTCGAGAAAGCTTGGTTGAACGAATGTGAGCACATGTACTGGTACTCTCACTACAATCGTCAAGATAATGGTCTTGTAGAATTGAAAGATGCTATTACTGGTAAACCAATCCCTACAGGTTCAGGTTTGTTGGAGCAAATTGGTAACTACTCAACTTATACTCGTCTATCTTATGACTTGTTGACAACTAAAATTGGTACTGCATTATTTGGTCAATCTGATACTGCTGGTATGTCAATTACATTGTACACTGGTAAAGGTGGTATGAGAGAAATTGATAGAGCACTTAAGTCTAAAGCTCTTGGTGCAACTGGTCTAGTTCCTAACTATGCTGATAATGGCGAAAAATTCATTAAAGGTAGCGGATGGAATATGGAACTTGGGGGGTTCTTCAACATCTTTTGCATTAAAATCACCAATGGTAATCTTACGCTTTAGTACTACTTTTTTTGAATGTGGATTATCGTTACTCATAGTGTATTTGTTTATACTAATTTTAATACAAATT